GAAGAGAGATGGGCGGTGGAATCACCCTTAGAAAAAAGACCCGCCCTACTCAAGACGAACTCATCTGGCATCTTGTCTTGCTTCGAAAAGTTACATCGACGACAAGCAGCGACTAGATTTTCGGGATCATCTGACCCGCCTTTAGCCACTGGAATGATGTGGTCTACCGTTGTCGCGTCCATGCCACACCAATAACACTCTCGACCATCTCTTGAGAGTATACGTAGCCGTAGCTTCTTCCATTGGGTTGAGTTGCTCTTACGTTGTGAGTGTAGGGTCATTAGTAATATCCCTTCTTCTTGTGGAACTCCCACGCGTTACACATCGAACCATACCGATGTTTAATATATTTGATAGTGGCATCTATCTGGCGATATACGTCGAGATTCCGGTAATGCTTGGATCTCATTTGACCGATGCCGTAATGACTACCGTTTATCGCATAAGGGTTCCATCTCGACTCTTTGTAAAAGATGTTCGATAGGCAAATGAATTGCTCGTAGTTGATGATTCTTGAGTGTGTGTAGAGCTTGTATTGGTCTGTGTTTGTACTAGCTTCCGCTGGTGTTGTGCTAACAACACAGAGCACTCCCAATAGCACCAAACTACGCCTGCGAGCTTTACGGCGGAGCCGCTCGCCAGCGAGTGTGGAGCGTAGCCACATAGTCAAGTAACTGGCAAGCATGTGGATAACTTGAACGGGTTTCCTGCGTGTCGTCCACAGGTTATCCACAGGGCTAATTAGATCCATCACAATTCTCCGAATGGTTCTTAATCGTCACTTGTAGGATCGTAACGGCAACCAATACGCGCTCGCTATCGATTGACCACGTTTTTCCACAGCCGCAGGTGTGTTTGATCTCGGTTCTCATCGAACTATCCCCAATCCGCTCGCTTTTAAGATCTCCACATTCTCGTTACCCATAGCGCATAAGATCGCCGGCATAAAGATGCCCGCTGTCTTGCCTTGACCGCTGATGAATTTGAGATTACTAGGCAACACGCACAACGCGTCTGCCCATTGCCACATCTCGTCGAACCATCGAGCTTTAGAGATCTGAACTAGGGCTATTCCGTTATTGTGTTTGCGGAACTTGTTAGCCCACGGAGTTACATCGGAGTACGGCGGATTCATCCACACTCGACCTTCCCACGGACTCACCAAGCCGTCGTCGATGATCGTGTAGAACCGTTTAGCAGGTAGCCACGGGATTCCGTCCGGCGGTGACGACACATCGAGATCGAACTCCACGCCCAACGCCTCGAATATAAATGGCGGCGTGTAGTAGTCATCCGATGTCTGTGCGTCGATCATTTTGTCTTCTATACCTAAATCCAAGAATTCGCTCATTTAGATCCGCCCCAACCTTTACCCTTAAAGTGGATCGGATTAGCCGTCCACACTCTCGTCATTGGAATCATGCAACCTTCGCAGTACGGGTTGCGTTCGAAGTTATCTTGCATTTCTCGCCGGATCGTCGTGACTTTGCCACAGACTTCGCACCGGTAGTCATACTGCGCCACTATTTTGCGTCCGCCAGTTTGTTAATCCCCATTACGCCACAAGATAGGCATTGAACCCAGACGACCGCTTCGCCTAGTGGAATCTCACTCTTAAAGACCGCGTGATCTTTGACGGTTTTTTCAACCCGACATTGGAAGCGTAGCTTCTCCATGACTGCTCCTTCTCAAGTTCTCGATTGGGTGTAAGTTGTATTGCTCGACCCAATAGGTAGGTTGATCGCGTCTGCGCCACTTTTGATTCTTTGCTATCGCTACCGGTATCCATCCCTTTAGTACGTAGTTCGGGCTTTTACCGGTTACTAGGATGGCGATGTCGGTGTTACGGTCGCCGTCGTAAATGATCAGAGATCCCGCGTCGTACTTCGTCCACTTAACTTCGATGATGGAACCCACATCCGCGGTGCGTTTAAATCGTGAAGCTCTCGGATTAAAGTCTTTGATGCCGAAGTACTTGGCTACGGCTATCTCGGCTCCAACCGATTCCGCAATCTCGCAGATATAGTCATGGAACGATAGATTCTTGTTGTAACGCGAGATGTGATCAGGCTTGCCTTCAATCTCCTCAACGCGTTCGATTGCAACCTTCGCAGCCGTCCACTCCTCATCGTGTGCAATTTTCATTTTCATTTGCACTCCAAGCAGACCCAGAGCATGGTCAAACCTTGCGCCCCGTCGTATCGACCAAATTCGATCGGTTTCCAAGCCTGGCATTTGTCGCACCATTCGAGCTTCGGTGGCTCAACCTGATCCTTGATGACCGATCCATCGATTTGGATCGTAGTTCTTTCTCCGGTGGCTATTTTGATGATTTCTAGATCGCCCACTAGCTTCTCGCCTTCCATCCGCCGGTCGAGTTAACTTCGTACCAGATCGGGCTGCATTGATTGGCTTTTACTTTTTCGGTACAGACGTGTCCACGATAGGGCTTCGATGTCTTTGGAGATACGCCTTCTTTAAGAATCATGTGACCGTGTGCGCAGATAGGTGCTTCGGCTATTAACTCGCCGCCTAGTTTTGTTTGGATCTCGTCCATTGCAGACTTTGCAGTGGAGAATCCGTCCTCACCAAAAGGCTTCGACCACGGATCGTCCTCGACGAACGCCTTTGGCATTGTCTCGACTTGCTCCATTGATTCTAAACTTGGCTTCGTCTCCGTACCGAGTACCACGGACGCGCATCGACCTATTGCGCTGCTGACTGTGTCCTCGACGTACCACCGCTTCATTTGGACGTTATACGCTCCGACCATGCCGTGTGCGTAATCGATAGCCGCCGGCTTCTCGTCCTCGTAGTGACGATAGATCCGGCACTCGATCAAGATGAAGCCCTTTTCGGGTTGCCAATCGATGATCGATGTTTCGATCCGGTTGGTTGGATAAGTGGCGTGTAGCCGAATAACCTTTTGATTTACCGTTTCGTACCCGTCCAAGAATCCCATTAGCGGTCTCCCTTACGAGCTGCAATCTTGCCGCGAACAAATCCTTCGCGTTTGCCTTCTTTTAGCCCTAGCGTGTAACCGCTGATAAAGCCCATTAAGACTCCGATTAGTAACCAAGCGGCCACTTCTCCTAGTGTGTACATATTTGCTCCCGATCCGAGAGTTACTGAACTTCGCTCCCTACGTATAGAGTGAACGAAGCGACCGACATCGTCAAGAATCAGGCGTGTTTTTCGGCGTGTCGGTTGGCTTCTCGGGCGTTCTATCCTTCAACCCGTTCGACGCAAGTACAGATCCGAGTGCGCCGGTTAGAAATACCGTCAGCGTAGTAAGTATGTCGATGAACGCCTTATCGTTAGGAGCCTGCGCCCCGATTGGTTGTGTGACGAATATAAGTGCGTAGAGCATTCCCAAGACGGAGATGGCAAAGACTAAAGCTAGACAAACTCCAATAAAGACAATTAGCCTGGCTTTTAGTTGCTCATTACTTAGCCGGCGAGACGGTTTGGATGTCATCGAAGTTTTCTCCAAGAATGTCCGTAGTACAGATTCCCTGAACTTTGCATTGCGGCGGATTGCACTCAGGCTTTTCCCAATTTTCGAAGAGTTGACAGTCATAACGAGTCCAGCCTTGATAACTACATCCGGACAACCCTAAGAATAATCCCGCGGTTAGAGTTGCCCAGAGTAGTCTCCGAGTCACTTCCCCTTTAACCCGAAAGATGCGTCGTTAGGATTTAGATAGCGCAAGACAACCGGTAGCACCGCAGCTAGTCCAGCGCCGGCGATCGCCTTTGGATCCGTAATGCCTGCCATGTAAACGGCTACGGATGCCGCCAAGAATGAACGCGCCCAAGATGCAGCTAGTCCTTTGATTTCTTTCATTTTTTTTTCTCCTTTTTTAAGATCGAGATCTTTGGAGTCTCGACTTTAACCGATGGATATTCGCCCTTGTAAGGGACATATTTTGGACGACCGAAGCCGACCACTTCCTTGCCCACGGTGCGAGTTTTGACCATCACCATGCCGCCGTTGCGTTGGTCGCCGCTTCCGGATGTATTGCCTTCGATGGTTGTGATCGTCTTACCATCTATGCCGACGACAATTCCCACGTGCGAAATCCGATCAACTCCGTCGTGTGGGAAGTCCATGAATGCAAGATCACCAATCGCCGGTATCTCGTTCCACCGTGAAATCTCCTTGAATTTATGCGCACCCACCGCCGTCGATACGACGGAGTGAACCTTAACGCCAGCTTGTGCTAGCACCCAGTTACAGAATGAGCCGCACCACGGCAAGCCGTCAGCCTTTGTGAATTTGCCGTACTTGGTTAGGTTGTCGCCTTCTTCAATCGTTCCGATTTCGGCTTTTGCTATTTCCAGCGCGTGTGCGGCTGTACCGATTGGATAACTCATGACAGTAGAAGTTTGGCTTCTTCGTCTGTAATTCCAAGACGAGTCAACAA